GCAATCATTGGCAAAGATGGATGCGTCAGACATATGGACGTAACCATGCCAGAGAACAACTTATTCTAAATCATATAAGCTGATGGCATTACAGAAACCTAGTTTACTTAAACAGTTTAAAGATGTAATTGATGCAAATATAAAGAAAGGTGCTAAAACAAGTGAAGAGCTAAGAAAAGGTATACCATCATCTTTTACAGCTGCAGATGGAAGAGAATATAGATTATCAAATGTAACTAGATATTCTAAAACAGGTAAAAATCCTACATTCTTAGACGTTGCAAAAAATAAAGAAGTTACAGCAGCTAGGGCTAATGCAATAAAAATGCAGACCAGTCCAAATGTAGAGAAGTTCAACCCTAAGACTGATGCTGTAAAAGGCTTAGAAGCTCACCATAAACGAATGGTGAAAATGTATGCACCTTTCTATGAAGGTCTTGATGAAAAACAAGCTAAAGAATTAACACAATGGTTTGTTGATGAAGGTGTTCCATTAGGTGATGCTAAGACTAATTTAAAAAATCTATCTCCAAAAATCCATAAAGAGATACATAACTGGATGATAGAAAACAATATACAAGTAGCACCTGATAAGACTGGTAAAGGTAATTTTTTAAAAATTGATAAAGGTAAGAATAAAGGTAAATTATTAATTAAAGGTAGTGCTGAATCAGGTGTTAAAGCTGTGATGCCTAGTTTTAAAGGTGTGAAAGGTGTTAACGCTAGATTACCTTTAATTGCTAACTGGCTTAAATATGTACAAGATCCTATAGATGAGAAATTATCCGAATTAGAATGGGATGAGTACCGTGCTAAACATCCACCAAAACCTTCTGATAAACTTCAACTTAGTGCTATAGCTAAGGAGTTAGCTGAAGAAAATAAGATAAATAAAGCTTTAAAAATAGGTAAACGATTGAAATGGGCTTTACCTGCAGTTGGTGGTGCAGGTGCATTACTAAGTGGTATGGATGCTAAAGCTCGTGAACAGAAAGCAAAAGAAACTGGTCATTGGTTAGATAAACTACAATCTGGTATATCTAAAGCTGAATTTGCTGCAGATACTGTAGGAGCTGTGCCTAACCCAGCATCCTTCATAGCTGAACCTGTAGGTCTTGGAGCTGGAGTATCTAACTTACTAATTGATTCAGCACGAGGTTTTAAAAGAAATAAAGACATGTCAAACATGGAGCGTATGCAAGCTGTAAGCAAGCTAAAACTTAAGTAATGACCAAACACACATGGAGAACCCTTTAGAGGCTCTACAGAGCGATTTCAAGCTGTTTCTGAC